TCCATGTCCGGGAACTCCTTCTTCAGGTCGTCAATAAGGTCGGCCGGGTGAGGAATCGGTGGCACGTCGGGCTTGGTGTAGAACTTGCTGTTCTCATCCCCGGGCTCGATGTAAGGCGTGTCGCCCGCGATCGGCTTGGCGGTCATGTCGCGCTTGCGCTTCTCGAACATCGCCGCGGCCTGCGACTGGTTCTCACGGTACTTGCTCATAATCTCCTCGAGCTTGTCGTTCTGGTAATGGACATCCTCGATCTGGTCGCGATCCGGGGGGATCAGCAGCCACTTGTACATGTCCACGACGTAAATGTCGACGATCGCATCCTCCTTCTGGAGGCGCTTGGCGTGGCTGGCAGCCTCGTCACGGGTCGCGAAGCATCCACGGATCTTCATCCCGAGCTTCTCATTCTTTTGCGGCTGATCAGGACCCACGAAGGAAATGCACGCAAAAAGCTGTCCTGGGACCGTCAGGTAATCTTGCTCAAGAGAACCCATATATAAGAGTAACAAGTGCTTATTTTTTAAGCCCAAATACGCAATGGACGAACTTCGTAAACTGCACAACCGGTCCAAGCGTGAACTCATCACCAATTGGGTCCGACCTGGATCGACCGTATTGGACTGTGGATGTGGTCGCGGAGGCGACTGGCACAAGTGGAAAGCAGTCAAGGCTAAGATCTTCGCAATCGATCCGGATGACGAATCCCTCCTCGAGGCGGAGAAACGGGCCCTCGACATGCACTTGAGTGTATGTTTTCTGGGCCGGGGTGACATTCGGCAGGCGGCGTTCGCAGGGCCCTTTGATGTCGTCTGTTACAACTTCTCCTTGCATTACATATTCGATGACCCAGAGACGCTCGAACTCTCACTCAAGGCCTTGGCCCTTTCGGTCAAACCGGGAGGCTTACTGATCGGTATAACTCCTGAACTAGCCAGGGCCGAGGGGATGGTTGATCAGTTCGGCCACTTCAAGGATCAATTTGGAAATGAAATTGCTCTGACCAAAGGAAACCGGGGGCTCCTGGTCAGGTTGGTAGATGGCCCATTCTATGCAGATGGCGGTCGTGAGGAACCCACCTTGGACTCTCGGGTCTTAATTTCAAAACTAAAAGAGGTGGGCTTTGAAAAACTGGTATGGGAACCCATGCTTACCATACCCAATGGACTCGTGTCTGATTTGTACTCAAAATTCGTTTTCAAAAAGATCTCACTAGAGTAGTAGATGGACGCCGAGGTGATTTTGGCAGCAGGACTTTTCAAGGTCCTGATCATGATAGCCGCGTTATTCAACAAGGAACCTGAAATGCTCACGGACCTCAAAAAGAGGTACTGGGACATGCTCGACATTCTCAGGGAAACCAAGGACCCCATGTGGATCCCGGTGCTCAAGCCGTCCATTATCACGGGTATAAAGGGTAAAAAGGATGGCGTCATTGGTTCGAACGTCAATAAGGGATACGAGATTTACATCTGCCTGGATGGAGGCGATGTAAACTCGGCGATGTACGTGCTGATACACGAGGTTGCGCACATGTCGGTGCCCGAGTACGATCACACGGACAAATTTTGGGAGAATTTCAAGAAGCTCAAGATGATCTGCATAGACAAGGGTATCTATGAAGCCAAGGGTGAACGCAAGTACTGCGGGGAGGTGATTAGAGACTGAGACCGAGTGAGTCGCGTAGCGACTCGCCTCGTGATCCCGCCGGGGTACTAAGACCAGGACCCTTCGGGTCCGCCCCTTAGGCCTTCTCCGCCAGGAACTGCTTGGCGAAGTAGAACACGATGGCGGCCACCAGAGCCGACACAACCATACCCGTCAGAGACAGGTCACCGCCTTCACCTGTGAACTTGGGGACCATCGAGTCTAGCTTGCCCTGAACGGGCTTGGAGAATGCAATCACTGCAGCCAGACCAGCAATGGCCGCCGTGAACTGCTCATCAGTCATACCGAACGGGTTCTTGGAAGAGCCCTTGGACTCTGACTTGCGTGCCGTTTTCTTGTTGCCCTGGGTGGGCATGGGCGGGCCCATAACTTCATCCTGAATCATGCCACCGGGCCCCTGCATAACCTCCTCAATCGGAGTGGAGAAGTCAGCCATTTGAGATTCGTCAACATTCTTTTCCGGAGCAAACTTCAACAGTCCGGTCGGTGGACCTTCCTGCTTCGGGTCCTCGATAGGCGTGGACATGGTGTCGGCCCCGTTAGGATCGTACGAGTTCATTGAATTTTAAGAGGAAATTCATTTGGCCTTTTTTACAACAAGTGTGGTCGAGCCACGGGGGCGAGGCGCCGCCTGTGCAGGGGTGGCCTGGGCCGCCCGGGCGTTATAGAAGCGCTGGTGATACTGCCAGAACGCCGCACCGCCGACCCGGAAGTTTCGGCGAACAGGCGCCTTGTACCAGAAGACGCAATCGGTAACCTTGTTGGACTTGGCCGTGTTGTCGAGGACGAGGCACTCGTAGTTCTCGGTGCAAGCGTCCATGACCTGTCCGAACATGTCGTACGTAGGAAACACGCCAAAGAAAGCCTTGTAGAGGTTCTCACGGTTCTGGCGGACGTTGTCTCTCAGGGCAAAAACGTAATCAACGTTCGTGCGGATCATGGGCGTCATATCCATACAGTACTGAGTCGTCATCATGAAGAAGATCTTCCAGTGGCGGCCGTTCATGAAGAGCTGGCGGATGCACGTGTCGCGCATGAAGGACCGGTCATACATGCAGTCGTCCATAAGCAAGAAGACGGCCGGGGTCCGGTCTTTACCCATGACCTTCACCAGACGCTTTTGACGTTCTATGAGCTTTTCGAGAGCCTCCTTGTTGTAGTCTCCATAGACGAACAGGTCAGGAATGAACTGCTTGTAGTGCCCGTTACCATCTTCCGTGCCCGACATGGCGATTCCGGCGGCCAAGTGCTTCTTGTGCCACAGAATGTCCGTGACGAGAGTCGATTTGCCTGTTCCACGCTTACCGATGAAAACGCAAACCTTGTCGTCCCCCATAGTGCTCGGATCGAATTTCTTGAGCTGAAGGCTCATCCTGTAATTGGGCGGCCTTTTTTGAGTTGTGCTGGAGCGCACGGAAAACAATGTTTTCCTCTACTAGAGATGTCGGCTGGATACATCCAGCTGGCAGCGATTGGGCAACAGGATGCCTACCTCACGGGTGAACCCCAAGTGACTTACTTTTTGGGAGTCTACCGCCGGCACACACCTTTCGTTCTCGAAGCCTACGACATTCCATTTTCTGATAAAAAATTACAGTACGGTCAAAATCACATCTGCCGCATCCCACCCAAGGGAGATCTTGTGAGGTCCTTGATGCTCAAAATGACCCTTCCGCCACTTCAAATCATCGGTACAGATTGGTACTGGCCCATAGCTCCGTCCATCCAGAACGTTGCTACCCTTATTTTCAACGGAAACACGTCCCTTGCGAATACAGCCCCTTTTTCAGGTATCGATTGGTACTCGACTTTCAACCAGGCATCCTGGTTGAGCGGTTCTGGTTCGCAGGGTGTGTTCAAACCGAACGTCTCTTACATTTATGGCACCAGTAAATTCTCTTTTTCGAATGTCGCCAATGTATGGGTGCCGTCTTATTCGCCGAATCAGACGAATGTGGGCGTCTTTTGGGGACTTGACCCTCGCAACGCCGATGGACAGGTGACCATCGGCTCGGTGACATATCTCATCTATAACGTGGGTGCGACCGGGCGCGTGTCCGACTTTAGTCTCGAACAGTCTGGCTGGCTTCGTAATCCGAGTACCGGTATGCCTGACCCTCCTTCAGGCACTGGGCTTTTTTTGAGTCTCAATCAGCCTCAGGTCATACCTGCCACTGGATTTATCAATTTTGCTACAGAAAGCGGTGTGACCAGATGGACCAACTATGATACTACAGACGCGTTCACTGTGACGCTAGGAGGACGCATCAGTTTCCAGACTACTGGGTTGTACATAATGCGCGTTGGGTTCGGAGCCGACTACGGATCGCTTTCGAACGTCGCGTGGGGTGCCCAGACTGGCGATGGCGTGCCCGACTTTCCCACGTTTGAAGCTTCGTATCCGTGGCGCGTTTCGCCCAATCCGGCAACCCCCGCCATATTTCCTATGAATATCACAACCACAAGCACCAATGTGTATGTGTACGCCTCGACAACAGGTTCTTCACTCGTGGCTAGTTCATACTTGTCCATCATCAAGGCGGACTATATCATGAGCTTGGCGTCACCATATGGCCCGGGCGTCACACTCGGGACCGGCGGCGTCGTCCCCATTTACTCGAATATCGTCTCGACCGGTTCGGGGTTCGCGGCACTTTCAACCGACTCAACAGGGAGATTCAACATCAATGAGTTGGGGCCTATGATCATCACCGGGACCCTGTATCTGACTTCAAATTACGTATCGAACGTCCAACTCGTAGAAGGAGCCAATATCGTCTATACGTACGACATGTCGTCACAAGGCCGAGATCCGACTTTTGCATTTTCGATACCCGTGAATGTGACGGACACGAACAGATTTTACTCTCTAAATGTGGCCACCAACAATAATTGGAGCGACGTGATGACGCTGCCGGGTATAGAGCCGACTGGAGAGGGGTCCACGGGGCAATGGTCTGTCGCGACAACGACGGGCACATTTCTCATGAACGCTAGCACAGAAAGCACCACCTGGCCCGCCTGGAAAGGATTTTCGACGGCAAATTACTGGCAAGCCGGAACGTCCGGGATGTATTCCACCATCGCCCCTTACTCCAACGTCCTCGCCGCACCCGTAACGAACACCTTACCCGGGCCTGTTTCTAGGGGAGGTGAATGGATTCAACTTGTGGCGCCTACTCAGACTCTTTTGACGTCGGTCACAATAAGTCCGGTAAGCGCCGATCTAGCCCCCGGCGAGTGTCTGATCTGCGGAAACAGCGTCGAGGGTAATTCTGGTTGGACCGTTATCAACGGCCCCACGACTCTAAACGGAACTATACAAACCATACCAATCTCCACAACGACAGCGTTTAGATGGTTCAGAATCGTCTTTACTAAAGCCTTCAACGGTGTGAATGGGTTCAAACCAGCCGTCAACGTGTCTATGACTGGTATTCAAACGGCCAAAATTCTTACGAATGGCTCGTTTTTCATTGTGAATCAGGTGGGTGTGCCGGCGTCGACCAGTGGTTCGATCGTGCTTCAGTATAACGGCATGCTCATGACGCCCTCGAACACGACGCTCCAGACTCCCCTTCGTCTCACGACCGATTTCACAACAGTCGGTAACGTCTTCAACATCTCGAACGTCACGAGTCAAAACACCCTCGCATTCAGCAACGTCGGCACGTACATGGTCACTGGAGTCATTTCTACGGCTGACCAGCTCACGTCCCTGACCATCTCGGGGTCGGATGGAAGCGTGACGACTTTCCCGGTGGGTCTGGGTATGTACCCACCCGTGACTGTAAATTTACCCTTCCGCGTGGCAAACACCGCCGCACGTTACACTTTGAGCCTATCGGTCAATGGGTCTACGGCCGCGCCGAACCTCTATTCGAACACGTTTTTGGCGGTCTATCCAGTGTCTTCAAATGCAAATTCTCCAATTAATTACGTCTATTATGATTCAGTCGCAACATTAGCCATTCGGTCGGCCGAGCTCAAGATTGGTGGTCAGTCTATAGAGACCCTCACGGGTGAATATATAGAGTTATGGAACGACCTTAACGTTACTTACGAAAATCAACCTGCTCTCAAACTTCTTATAGGAAAGGCTGACGCAACCAAGGCGTTATCCTCTCGGACGTACTACGTGAATTTACCATTCTATTTCTTCAACCGAGCAGAGCTTGCGATTCCCCTCGTGTCGCTCGAGCGTCAGGATGTGGAGATCCATGTGAATTTTAACACATTCACCAATCTTACAGCCATCACAGGGGTCGTGAACCCCATCTTGGACGCGACCATAATCACCGAGTACGTATACTTGTCCGAGCCCGAAATAAACTGGTTCCGAAAGAGTCGCATAGAACAGATCATAACGCAGTGTCAGTACGGGGCGTTCAGGCTCCAACCTAATTTCACATCTGGGGTGTTCGTCTTGGACTTTAAGAATCCAGTTCGAGAGATGTTCTTCGTGATTCAAGTTGATGGCTCGGCGCCGTACGACTACACCGGAAACGGACTCGAGAGCATCGGACTGAGCTTCAACGGCTACGACGCCATGAGCGCCAGTACGAACGACGCCGTCTCGCTGGGGTCCCTCGAACCTTTCAACCACTACCCGAATTTCCCTACACGCGAGTTCTATATGCATTCGTTTTGCATAAAGCCGGGTTCGACCTCACCCTCCGGCTACGTGAATTTGAGTAGAATAAAGCAGGTCCTTTTGAAGCTGAATACCAGTACGAACGCTCTCGGTCGCAATTTTCGCATGGTTTTTGTGAATCATAACGTTTTGAGATTTGAAAATGGGCTGGCGGGTCTGATGTTCAACTGACCGACTCGAGTCGCGCAGCGACTCTGGTCACTCTGGCGCCGCGGCCGTGGACCTTTACTCCAGCCTCCGGCGTAAGTAAGCCCTGAGGAAAAGGCGTCTGCGACGCCCCCTTTTTTCCTCCGAACTTACTAGAGATGGCCGCCCGTGCCAATTTAGCATCCCTCGGTAAAGCGGATGTAATATTAAGTGGACAGCCTGAAGTGACCTACTTTATCGAGCAGTATAAAGGTTACACACCGTTCGCCCAGCGTGTCGATACAGTCAACTTCCAAGCCGATTATGTATATTTCGGAGCCGAGTCGTATGCTGTTCTACCTCGTTCGGGTGATCTCATTTCCAAAATTTATCTCAAGGTTAATTTCCCGGTGAGCGCCCTTGGCGGCGGTGCCGTCCGTGATTCGGTCGGTACCTTGATGATCGATTACATAGAGCTTCACATCGGGTCCCAGCTCGTCGAACGCCTGTGGGGAGAGTTTCTAGCCATCAAATGGGACCTCGAGGTTCCTCAGAGTAAACAGGGATCGCTTCTAGGTCTCATAGGTAAAGGGACTCAGACTCCTGCATCAACCTACACGATCCCGATCCCATTCTCTATCCTTGAAAATGGACTGCCTATTTGTGGTTTCAACGAAGCCGTCACGATCCGTATGGGTCTCCATTCATCAACCGTATTCACCGATCCGCCCATGGTCATTTCACCCCCTCTGAAGATGGAATTAGACGTCGAGTACACATACTTGTCCGAACCCGAGGTGCAGTTCATCAAGTCGAAGAATCAACTGTACGTGTTCGAACAGCTCCAGAGGAATTCATTCTTCGCACCCCAAGGAATCAACGCCATCACATGCCCCTTGACCATCATCAATTGTGTAAAGGAAATCTTCTTGACCATCCAGAACGATTCGGCCAGTGGCTACGACTATTCGAACGTGGCCGGTGGATCAACTGATCAGCTCTCTTCGATGGTACTGTTCTTCAACTCTACAGACAGAATCGCATCGGACGTCGGTACTCCAATTTTCCTCAGAAATATACAGGCTATCGAATTTCACACACGAGTTCCAGACTACCTGATCTACATGTACTCGTTCAGCCTCGACCCAGAGTCTAGACAACCCGCCGGTCACGTGAATTTTTCACGTATCGAACAGAAGAATCTCGTCTTGAACATGAACCCCAGTCAGGCGAACAGGTACGTGAATATCTACGCCATCAGCTACAACTTCATGTCGGTCGGGAATGCGACAGCCGAAGTTATATTTAAAAATTACATCTCCTAGAAATGGACATATTCTTGCCGGTCATGGAATCGGCCGTGGTTCTGGCGGCTCACTACTGCAAGGCGGCCGGTCGGGACTGTGTACAGGGCGAGGACATGCGCATCGGTTTGATGTTTGCGGCCCGGAACGTCACAGGCAAGCAACTGGGGACCCTGTACCCGGAGGTGTACGACGAAGACTCGGACTCCGGGTCGTGGGAAACAGACGAGGACGAGCCCGCATGGACCCCTTACGAAGGCACGGAGGATGAGGTGGCCCGCAAGATGAACGAATGCGCCGAGACGTGGGACGCGTGGGAACCTGATACGCCCGCTGAACGTGCGCTCAAAAACGCAGTAGACAAACAGAGACAAGAGTAGATGGACTGGGAGTCCGACGACGAGGAGTCCGACGAAGAACACAAACCCAAGTACTCCGTGATCCTTTCAGAAGAGGAATACGAGGACGACGAAGGTCCGGAGTCGTATGAAAAGGATCCTCTTCAGGATAATTTTGAAGACACAGATCCTAGCCCTGAAATAGAAGGCTGGGATCCCCGCGAGGCTCATAATTATTTTCGGCTACAATAGTAACAAATGGCCGCCGCTCTCTCCGGTATCGCTCTCCAGCTCGAGGCTCAGTCCGTCAACGCCATCATCGCCGGTTTCTCGTTCGCTAGCGCCATCGCGTGGATGGACGTGGTTCGCTGGGTCATCAGCCAGATTGTTCAGGTGAACAAGAACGGCGGCCAGTACTACCTTCTGTCGGCCATCTTCACGACCCTCCTGTCGGTCGTCGTATTCATGGTCGCCAAGGCGTTCATCAAGAACGTCGAGGTCAAGGAGGCCCAGGTGGCATACGCAGTGACCCGTGCTTAGGCGCTAGGTCTCTGAAATTGAACAACCTTCACTGGGGCCTGGAGAGGCACAGTTCCTACGGAACTGGGACGTGATTTCCAAACAAAAATAAAACCCAAGATGGCCAGAACGATTAGCCACCACTGAATCTTAGGCCGAGAAGTCTCCTTCGGGTCAGGCTTGGGTATCTGAAAAGTCATCGCTTCTACAATTCGTCTAATCTCGACGTCTTGTAGAGGTGGCGGGGGCGGCGGGGGTCGTTCCTGGTCCCGGATGTGAATTCTGAGGACGAATGCGTTCGTGTCCCACCCCCTGAAATCAAGCGGGTTACCAGACTTGTCGACCCATCGGACCGTCAGACGCTGGAGGGACGCTATGGGTTCTGGGTACTCGACAGACACACGATAGTCCTTGTGTTCGTGGAAGTTCTTGATGCACGCCGAGCCTACATCCATCATGACCGGCGCAAAGTTGCGGTTGGCGTTGCTTCCGGAGACTGTACCCGTGTTGCCCTGGAGAGAACCCGTATCGACGTGACTGGGGGTCCTGAGTTCATCAATGTCCAAAAAGATGTATTCGTTGAGGGAGAGATCAACTAAAGTTGAACTCCTGAGGATGTAATTGGCGGAGTAGGAGGGGTCGGTGGCCGTTGCGAGTGCGGACGGAAGCAGAGAGCCTCGGGAAAGGCCAAGCATCGTAGCAAGTTCCTGGGAATGGACCAAGAGTGTGAACGGGGCGCTGGAGCTGAACAGGAAATGGCCCTCGTCTGGGAGGTAATCAAGACCGAGTCCGGTAGGACTCGTGATCCCAAGGGCTGCTGCGAGTCCGTAGACACTGTAAAACCCTGGGTTCAAGGAGACGTTGGAGCTGTTGACCGCCAAGACGTTTGAACCAAGAGTCAAATTAAACATCGTGTTTGGGACGCGGGCACTGACCAGGTCGACACGTTCGATGTCCTTTATCGGCGTGGTCAGGTGGAGGACGTAGTTATTTCCAGATGGAAATAACCGGACGTCACGGTTCTTGGAGTCGGCGAAGAGCAGAC